AAAGTGTCGGTGTTTGAAGTAATGACAAGACCAACATAATTCTGCACAACTCCCGCGCCTGGGCTGATAGCAACCATCATGGGCTTGCGAACGGTATTGACTGTGTACGGAGAATTAAGTGTCAATTGTCCTGGTTCACCACCCAAGAAGTATACTTGACCTGGAGAATATGTCACGCCCGATTGTGAAAGATCAATGTAGCCCGAAACCGTCATCAAGGATGCTGCGGAGTTCCCTGTATAGTTAATTCGTGAGATAATTCCCAACGCTTCGGCTTCTTCGGTGCTATTGCAAGTAGCCTTGATATACGAACCATAAGGTCTGTCGGCAGCCGTTGTGCCTTCCTCGAAACGCACGACATCACCAACGCTGAAGTAGTTTGCGTCATGCTTAATGACTACCGTTGAGGCATTCAATTTTGAGTAGATGGAATCAACATCAACAACCTTGTTGCCGACATAATTCATCACCATAGCCTGATTACTACCCAATGCGTATAGGATGGGCTTGCGGAACATCCCCGTAGTTATGGTGGCAGTTTTAGTAATCTTTCCTGGTTCGCTATCAGACAGGAAGTAGAACTCACCTGTTCCAAGAGTGGTTACAGCGTCAGCAGAGGCAAGTGCATTTACGAAGTTTCCTGTGACATACCCGAGCATATTGACATCTGCGTAGGTAAGCCCACTATTGACTTCAACCACGATTCCAATAGATTCTGCGTTTGCTGCTGAGTTTGCCATTGCAAATGTCAAACCACCACTAACAATGTCGTGTCGAACCACCATACCGAAGGTGATTCCGATAGATGATATATTGTTGAGAGCATTGAATCGCTTGACAACCGACGAGTTCACCATTCGAGACGAACCATCGCTGAGGAAGTTTATGTTTGTAAATGTTGTGCCAACAGAATCAAAATATGTCTGCACATCAACGGTGTTTCCTCCGCTGTATGTGTTAATGATAAATTTAGATGCGGGGGTATTATCGTTGCCTTCAGCCATCACAAAGGTGTTGTTTGAAGAGTAAAATTTAGCATCACCATTGAATACTAGGCTATCGCTGATGCGCCAACCTGTATAGGTCTTGCCGCCGTCAAAAGACTTCCACAGAAAATACTTGTCGCCACAAGACCCTGCGATAACGATACCACCACCACCCGCAGTAGTGATTATTGTGTCAGAAGTTCCGCCCGTTCCACCATTGGAGTTTACCGCGCCTAAAACAAGGTTATAGTCGTCAATGGTAACGAGATTGGTATTAACTGTGGTAACAGTTCCGTCAAAAGTAATATTTCCACTAAAAGAATGGTCGCCTGGGATAATTGGAGCAAGATAGACTGTGGCGATACCCGCATCAGAAAGATTTACACCAATACCCGTTGCACCTGCGACTTCATAAACCTTGAGACGATTTAGTTTGTCAATTATCTCATTGTTTGTCAGTGTATACCATTCATGGAATGTATCCGACAAAGTGAGTGTGGGGATTATGTAACTGCTACTTGCTGGTCCTGTCGGCATTTCAGTTTCTCTCTGCTAATAGTTCGGTTACTTGTCTCTTAATAGTATTTATCTCTTCGGTAAGAGCCTTAATTTGAGAGCGGATACTTCTTTTTTCCAAAATATCCTTCTCCTTTTCGGGATTATTGAAGAGCAAGGCTCCCGTTTTCTTGTCGCGAATGTAATCACTCATGATAGTGCCACAATTCGGAGGTTCTTGATGGTAGGAACCGCTGAGGTATTTGTAGAATAAAGGCAAATTTTTACGATAAACGCATCAAAGCCGTCACCCGCACTCGACACCAACCGATAGATTCCTTCGCGGTAATCTTGAGGGGTGACCGAATATGTGTGAATATCATTGGCAAAGAATCTTGTAGGCTGCAACTCAATCATACTCTCGTAGGGTAGGTTATTCAGTTGATCTGAATCGGACTGCTGATTGTTCCCTGTCTTGGCGTATACACGGATAAACGAGTCCTTGGGAATGTTCGCGTCGATGAATACGACCAATTCCGCTGCGCTACTACCGTTTGCCAACGAAACTTTTCTCGTAATGTAACGAGCCGTGGAGTCAGTCTTGCCCGAGGTTGGAGAAAGTTCTGAAGTTGTGCTATCACTGCTATTGATTAGATTTTCGACAACTACGACATTTGTTCTGTCCAAATCAAGCATGAAGGTAGTCATACCAACATCGGTGTTGGTTGGAACCATAATCAAGTCAAAAGTCGCGCTGTCGTTGACGGTATATGGTGTAGCAATTGGAAGGTTTCTGTTGTTCACAACCGTAGTGACAGTAGACGCTAGTTGCACCCGAGTGGTCAACCCAACCCCTGGTGGAGTAAATGCGAACAGATTTGGTTGAATAAGGTTGGCAACCATCTCGTCACCCTCATCGACTCGATTTAGGGTCACCGTGGAATTGGTGGCAACAAACAAGCAACGATTTACCTTGAACATTAGGTCGGTGTTTGCATCTCCACCTGCCTCTGAACCGTTCTGCGGCTTATACAACAAACCACCCTCAAAGGTACTAGTGATGAGGTCATCCGTAGTGATATCCTTCTCGCCTATGTTAGCCGTGAACAATGAGTACTTCATTGAATTGGCTCGCACGACAAGTGCATAAGTTCCTGGGTTTAGATACACAGGAGTTGAAAACTTGAAGTTTGTTGCGGTTGGAGTGGTTGCATTTGCTGTAATTCCGCTTGAGGATTTAACCACGGTACTGAACGGCAAGATCACCGTTGGGTGTGGAATGCCACTCACAGTTGGGCAGATCTCTACGGTAATTGGAAGATCTGCATCCTTAGATGCAATGTACAAGTCAATACTCTCTAGATAGTACCCATTTGGATAAGCAGTCTCACTCACATCAAAGGTTTGTGCGAGTGGGTCGATCCATTGCGTAAATTGAGAGATATTCAAACTCTTCTGTCTGAACATCGGATTGGATACGACCTTGTTGCTGTTTGGGGTTTGCTTACGCAATTCCGCTGCACGAATAGACGAGACAGGAGTCAAATCTTCGCTGCGAATTCCGCTGCTGTAGTAGGCGGATTCTGCAATGGTGGTTGCGGAGGCAACATCATTTGTTGAATCATCTATTACTCGCAGAATCTTTTCGCCAGTCTCAACCAATCCGTTAGGGAGAGAGAGGGTGATATTGGTGAGTGAGCCGTCTGTGGCATTCGTTGTGAATGGTCCTTGTACTCCGCTTTGAGTGCAATATGAAGTAACATTTACATTATCGAAGAACACATGAACTTGTGTCTTTGGCTTCATGTTATATGCGTTGAAAGTAATCGTTTTTGATCGCACGAATGGAGTGATGCTCTTGTTCAGCAATGTGTGGTTTCCCACTTCAATGTGCGAACCGCTGCGTCTAAACTCCGCTGTGTACTTCTCTTTAAGTGAGCCTGTGATGTCAATCTCTCGACCGATGTTTTCCTTACTCAAATAAGTCTTGCTCATCGCCGAAGTTTGTGTTTTTTCTCTTGGCTTAGAGAAGAACTTAGTTCCGTTCTTGAATTCGGTTGCAGTTGACTCGACGGAGACCCCCGTCCAAATACTCTCCCAATCGTTCCATTGAGTTCCGAAGCCATTGTTACTATTGATCGCACCAACGACCCAAGCATCATTCATTCCCGTATCATTACTCTTCACAGTCGGTTTGGTTGTAGTATCAAACCAATAATCAGCGTGAGGGGTGATCTTGAGGTTTCCTACCCAATTCGGAAGCCCGAATGGATTGACCTTTATCGTAGAACTGGCTTTTGTTTGAGCAATAACAGGAGTATCAAACTTACTATAAATTGCACAAAGAATGTTATCATTTGTCAAAGTAACACCCGAATCAGAACCATCAAAACTGAACTTGTAAGCGTGTGAATTGAACGATGGCTTCATTTCACCATGCTCAACATCCACCGAGCAACGGTGATCCACATCGGCGACATCTGCAACGGAATGCCCGTCAAAGGTATCGACAAGAATCGCCTTCTTGATTGCTGCTTCCGCACTTGAGTTGAGTAGATTACGGTAATTAATTCGATTTTCTAGATCACTCAGAATGGCATATTGCTCTAGATTATTAACTCTCTGAGAGATGTCACCAACATCCTTCATGGTGAAGCGAGAGTTGTTGATCACATCAGCCTTGATATCACTGCCATTGAATGTGTACGCAGGAACATTCAACACAAACAAAGTCATTGAGTCTCCTAGGTCTTCGGGAATCACAGGAGCATCACTAGGAACACCTTGCAATACATGAAGCGTAGCATCGTCACCATCAGCAGAAAGATTCTTAGAAAGAACAATCTTATCAAATCTAGGAAGATATGCTTCGTGTGTATTGACTACAGAGTGTGAGAGAGGAATGAATCCGCCTCTATATTTGTAAATCGGGAATGTCTGTGTTATAGTTGGGGTCGCTGATGTTACTGTTCCTGTTGCGCTAATGTAGCCCGAAATTTCAGCAACATAACGGAAATCTACAGCATTAGCAAGGTGAATTGAAGTACCCAAAAACGGACTGACATACAATGGGATATTGTCATAAGACACACCAACATACGAATCAACCACGAACGGACCAATCCCTGTGTGAACATAATATGAGTATGTTACGGTTATGCTGAAAGTAACATTCAGACCATACAAAGCGAAATATGCGGGTTTAACAACCAACCCACTCAACCCATAAGCAGAATCTCGTTGCCCGTCATCAAAGGTGAAGTGGCTTGAAATATCAGCCCCCGCAGCATTCGTTACACTATTAATGCGGTACACATCTGCCTTATCGAGAGCAAATACCATATTGTAAACATCACCTGCGGTATTTGTATCAATTCTGCGCTTCCACGAAGAACCAAAAGAATTGATTGTTATTGTTTGATTCGTAAGGGTTTCTGACCCTTCGGCGGAGGTCTTAATGCGAATCTTACCTGCGGGATTTGCAACAGAAGAAATCTCTGTGCTTGATCGCTTAACCTTACCGATCAGGTAATATGAACCGATAGGAAGGTTAGAGGTGAACTTAATCTGATCACCGTCTCCCGTAATCTTCGCAGTTATTTTGGTTATGCCTGTGCCTGGGGATGCTACAGCAGAAACAATCTTGATGAGAGTACCGCGAGTCATGGCTGACCCTGACTCATACACAACATAGTATCCATCTTCCTCATCGAGAAGGATGTCGGTTCCTGTCGGAACAAAACCATTTGCAAAACACCAATTAGAATCTACGCCGTGCGCCAAAGAAACCGTTGGTTGAAGGTTGGTTGCGCTCACAACAAACCCACGGGAGGCTTCGTAGATAAAAGAGAGCGCATCAACTTCCTTTACGGTAGTTGTTGGCGTATTCCCATTCAACGAATAAATCAAAGACAAATTCTTGATGTCGCTAAACACAGGTAGTCTTGATGTGCTTGTTGGATTTGCCGTACGGAACAGAGTCAAATCGGTCAGCAACAACGAAGATGTGTTTGTTGTGCGATTGAACACAAAAAGTTTGACATCATCAGGACCCAAGTCTCCTGTTGGCTCAACATACTTTATGTCGGAGATGTACGCCTTGATAGGCATTGTTCCACTTTGTGTGGAATACGAATCATTACCAGGTTCGATTCTTGTCAATAGACCATAGAAAATCGTTCCATTTGTGTAAGAAGCAACAGGCCCCGTGGCTCCATAAACAATGAATGCCTTGCTCTGTGTATCAGAATCCAAAACAAACAAATCATTAAGTCTAGTACCTTCAAGCAGAGGAGCATATTGCCCAACGATGTAGTTGTCGAAACGATTGTCAATGGTATAATCGTTGTATTGCCCTGTGGTACGAGCCTTGGATACTGTTACAGTTTCCTTGAACCTTGACTCATACTCATACCCGAGCATATAGGCTTTACCCGCACCAACATCAGCAAACACGCTAGTGGCGTTGTTATCTCTAAAAGTAACATCGAATGGCTTGACTGTGTAGTTTCCACTCTCATCATATGTGCGTTGCGCGAACAATTTAAGAATGTCTGAGTATTGTGTCTGATCGAACCGCTTCTGTACGACACCTGCGTCATATGTGACAAGTTCAATAAAGTCCGCACCCGAGGTGCTTGTGAGGAAGGTGAGGACAAGGTCAATCTTATATCGGTGTGCGCCTGGAGCGTTGTAATTGTAACTGCCGTTGGCAGGATCCTTGATCGTGAAGTCATCCTTCTCCGTCACAATCACTGACTGAACATCAAAGCCCATTACGCCTGTCGGAAGGGTAAACTCACGGACATCATCTGTGATGTGATAGGCGGCTTCAAATTGATTGCTTGTTTTGACAAAGAAGCCATTGATGTAATGTACACCTTCGTTCGTGGCAACTACGCGACACTTTCCATCAACAGGAACTGTAGCACTTGACGAAACCGTCAAGTGCATATTCTTATTTGGATTGTCACATTCGAGAGTCGCTCCCGCCGTGAATTCATCCCCCGACAGGTAACTGATGATAGCAACGCCATAGGGATCAGCATCGCCGTATCCGCCAATGTAATCAACAACCTTAGCCTTAAACGCAACGGTTCCGTCTCCTGCTCGCTGAATGAGATTAAATCCAACAATGTCGGCATCGCTAACTGTGAAGATAGGAGAATTAGTTGTGGTTGGTTCAACGCGAACAAAGTTTAGGGTTTGAGTTGTGATCTCACCACCGATGATACGACTACCATCCTTGAAGATGTGGTTACCAAAACGCTCTATTTGGTTCTGTAGAACCGTCTGCAACTGCGTAAGTTCTCGCGATTGTACAGCGTACCCTGGACGGAACAACATTCGCAAGAATTTCTTGTCTTCGTCGAAGTCATCATAGTAGGGAGTTACATTGAATACTGAAGGGTCGTATGAGGGCATCTAATCGTTACTCCTAGAAACCAATTACAATTTTGAATTCTTCAAATTGCTCTAGATTTCTCGATATTGGGCGTACATTCTCTATGTATAGCAGTTCTCCTGAGCCTATTGTGACCTCAGAATTCTCTATTGTGTTAATCGTAGTTGAAGTTATATTCGCATCTGCGGTGGTTCCGTAGGGGGTGAACACTAACGCATTGGAAGTATTGAAGGTTCCTGTGACATTACTGAGGTGTACTATACCCGTCAGTCCGAGACCACCCGCAACTGTGAAGTCAATCACAGTTCCTGTCACCTTCTTTAGGGTGGTGCTGTTAGTTTGAGTGAGGGTTCCGTCCAAGGCGGCAGACCCCATCACAACACCATCATTATACGGGGATCCTGACGAAACAAGGGTAACCTTAGTCGTTAGGCGATATTCTCCAACATCCTCAACAACAACAGGGACAAGTGAGGTAGATCCCATGCGCCCGAAAATTTCATCCCCACCGAAAGTTAAGAATTCGCTGCCCGAGGTGGCTCCAAAAGTAACTTGCCCCAATAGTTCGCCAAGATCTTCATCAACATCTAGGATACTAGAACTTTGAAGGGTTGACCCCGCCGTGAAGTAAATAGACTTTCCTGTAGCAAAAGCACCAAATGTGGTGTCTAGGAGCAAATCTCCTTCCGTCAAGTCATAAGATATCACGATTCCCGCAGCGGAAAGTGTAACACCAACCGTACCTGTGTACTGAAAGGCATTGTCGCCTGTGGCTAGGGTTCCTACAAAAGTATCGTCAAAATACACGCGCGAGAACAAAGAAGCATCGTTTGCAAATCGGAAGTTCCCAACGACATCGGTGAGATACAGTCGATGAAATCTTGAACCAGGAATGCTTTCGCTGTTGAGAATTCTTGCTGTGGCGTGGGTTTCTTTGCCAATGACGCTATTGCCAATGATAAAGGTTTCAGCGTCATAAAGGTCATCCTTGCTAGGTTGCTTCTTGACGAGTGCCTTCAGGGCAACATCCTCCTCAGATCCCGCATAGGTTTCCCCGCCGAATAGGTAAGGACTCTTGAGAATTCCGAATTGTCTATAATCGTTACGAACGGACAACTTACCATTCTCGTTATCTTCAATTTCAACAACCATCATCAGGTTGGCAGAGCCAAATTCTCTAATAGCACTTGATCCGTGACCAAGGGGAGTTGACAAACTAGAACTCATCGAAGCATTTAGTAATCCAACAGCGGAGCCAATAGAGATATTAGCATTTTCGGTCACAACTCTTGGTTGAGCATAGGTGTATTGTGATCCCGAATTGACAATTGACAATCCTGTGATTTTCTTTGCGTTAGATGTCGTTGGGACAACAATGGCATCATCACCATCACCATCAACCACCACATAAGGAACGATCTTAAACTTAGTCGCATCGGTTGGGTTGCTGTCGGCAACCGCAACCAAGTCTCTGCTGATGGCGGGGTATACATCCGCATAGAAGTATGAGTTTCCCGCCCCACCCTTCTTGAAGTTTACAATACGGAAATATTGACCAATTCCCGCTCCGCTCGTAATGTGAATGGCATAGTCATTCCAAAACCCAACTGCGGGATCGTCTTGTTCGCCTGTGGTATTGAACGAGATGTGGGTAGTTCCTGCGAGGTTCGCTTGGAAGCCCAACTGCGCTTGCATGTCGGTGTTGTTGTTTGTAATAAATCTGTCTGTTCGATAGATCTTATCAAAGGTAGGGCTGAGACTTGGGTTGATGGAAACCGAATCAATGGAACCTGGTTGTGCTGTGGTCTGCACTTGTTTTTGTTCGGGGAAACGCTCGTCCGCAAGATATACGGGGATGTACTCCAAAGTCACAAACGACAAGAAATCTTCAGGAATTGTGTAGAGATACTTCCAACTATACCCATCTGAAAGTGTAACCACATGGGAGGACTTGCCTGTAGGCATAATGTCTGAAGAACCGTTGCTTCCCATGCACTTATAGACATTGTAGTCTGTGGTCATCACATAGAATGGCTCTCCCGCCATGTCGGTTGTCTCTGTGTACGCTGTATAGACCTGTCCGCTCTCCCAATCGACCCGTGGGACGATCAGACGCATATTGTCGGGTCGAATGCGCTTGATGAACAGAATGTTCCTGAAGGTATCGTAGACATTCCTAGAGGACTCGCCAAGTGAGGGTGGATTCGTATCGCTCTCTAGGACAGAGGTGGTAGCAGCGACATCTGTGTATGGGGAGGCTCGACTGACAAACAAGTAATAATTACTACTTTCCGCGATATTTCCACGGATCAGTTCGATCAGGTCAGTCTTTAGTGTTGTCTTTAGTGCGTTGTTTGCCATATTAGAAGTTCGGTGATGTTAGACTTGTGCTTTCAAT